TTGTTCTCAAAGAATAAAAAAGTAGGCGACATTTTATCATTGACTGCACGTTTTGTACAAAAATCTATGGCTTCAAACGGTGTCTTGTTTGGAATTACAACACTTCTAATTCCGTCAGATGCCTCAAGCATGGCAATATCTCTATCAACTACACTCAAATAGTTGTTGAGTATCTTTTTAGTGATGTTTGCATATGTGTCTTTGAATGCTTGCGATATTTTAATTTGTTGTGACAATATAAATTCGTCAGAAACAAAATGTAGTAAATATCCTTCCGAATTTAAATTCAGTGACTTTCTTGAGCTTTGCTTGTAGATACGAAATGACTTTTTGATTTGTGCAGCATCTGATGTTTTGCCCATATCAATCAGAAGAATTTCTGAGCCATCAAATGATAGCTTGTTGGACAATCCAAACGCATCATTGATCAAAATTGTGCCAGTCATTGCTGGGTTAAAAATGCTATCAAAAATGTTCAATTCCTCAAACATATCTGTAACATCTATAGGACCCAACTTAGAAATTATTTCCAGCTTATTGATTATGTACTGCGAACTCTGTACAATCTTATTATCAGCCATTACTCATAACCCTCACAAATTCATCCTGTATTGTTGAGACATATTCAGGCTTCATGATCTTGATGTTTCGCTTATCATCATTCAGTTCCAATTCATAATCATAATATGAAAGAACCGTCTTATCGATGCTCACACGCAATTCATATCCATCAGCAAGTGTGTATGTTGACGTAGACGTTTGAACGTTTGTGTATGTGTTTGCATCAATTTGAATCTTGTCCACTGTTTTTTGTCCGGTGAGTGTCAATGTTCTGGTTTCAATTTTGTAGTATGAATGATTATTCGACTTGGCCCACTGGTACCCCGTTGTGCTTTGTGATATGCCATTGTTTGCATATTTCTCTTCAATGTATGACGCAAATGTTCTGCTGTCCATTGGCCAATCAGCTTTAGGATCAACAATGTTATTCATTTTCATAATTAGCCAGTGTTGTTCAACATCACCATAAAATTTATGGGCGATGATCTCCGGCGTTTCGCCCTCAGGAACTGTGTACTCATAATACAGAATTGTATTATTCAGTGTACTCTCGTCTAATGAAAATGTGGTTGTTAGATTCGTTATGGTGTCTAGTGCTCTAGGATCGCCTAGATTATAAACTGTTTTTGGAAAATATGAGAAAAACTTAGCCATTATACTTTCCTAGTTTTTGCACGATTAGATTCGTCTTGATAGTTGAATTTTGTCATAATTTCCAATTCACGGAAAGACAAGTTCACTCGCATTGCAACTGGCATACCTGTTGATCCCATTTTCGGTGAATTTACACCAGGAACTTCGTATGCTCTAAATCCATTAGGTGCATAGTCGATACTAATTGAAGTCAATGCACACGTTGATATTTTGGGAATGTTTGGATTTACTTCGCCGTTATAATAAAATTCTATATCAAATTCTGATGGAGGAACCATGAAGTATCCTGCACTACCTGTCAGTATTTCAGGTGCTTGATGAAATCTCAGGCGCTGTACGATCTTTTGCACTTCCTCGGCTTCTTTCTCACTGCGAGGATAAAACATAAATTCAAATGCGAATGCGCGAAATTCCGGACTTGAGTATATGAGTTCCAGTTGTGGATTTTTAACTGCACCAAAAAGTGTGGCCAAGGCCGCGCGTGTGGAGTTTTCTCCAAGAAGAGGACTTAACCTATTGGCAATAAAATCGCCGATAAATGGTGATGCATTTTTGCCCAAACCTCTAGCGTCAAATTTATCTCCCGATGCAGCATCTGATAAAATGGATACACCTGCCGCTGCCAGTGCAGCATTTTCACCACCCATAGCTAATTGTGAAAAAGTCTGTTCATCAGTGAACGCTAATGTATCTGGCATATAGAGCGCAATACTATCCGTCGTTCTTTTTGTTGTTCGTAAAAAATTGGAATTATCTATTTGTCCTACACCTTCAGCAAAACCCGCCGCAAATTCCTTCAAGCCCTCAGGAGGAAGATTTTTTACATTATCTGCAATTGCGCTAGAATATGATTCCGGTACGAATTTGTTTATTATGTCTCTTCCTGTTCCAGCAACTTGACCAAGTAGATCGGTTACTTTATCAACTACCATTCTTCCAGCTCCGCCGAGATTTGTGGCTCCGGTTTGTGCTTGAAGTCCTTCGCGATTTTTTTGTATTTGTGACTTAGGATCATTCCTGTCAAGATTCGATACATATGATGTTTTATCTTGGACATGCACATGAATTATCATATAATGACCTTTGTCCGTATTGCCAAGATCGGATGGATATCTCAATAAGTTTGGTCCATACTCATTCAATGATTTGTTGTTTGGATTGTTTATCCATCCACTTGAATCCAGTTTTTTATATGCAATATCGGTTAGATTGAAAAGTGCCATGTTTATCCTATAGTTTGACTACATATTTATATGTCCTACGGTAAGAATACTTATAAGGGTCGATTCACCCCACAGAATCCTAAAAAATACAACGGTAATTCCGAGAATATCGTTTATCGGTCTTCATGGGAACTGCGATGTATGAAATGGTTTGACGATCATCCAGATATCATTTGGTGGTCATCCGAGGAGTTGGCTATTCCTTATGTATCGCCAGTTGATGGTAAAAGACACAGATACTTTCCAGATTTTATCATAAAAGTGCAGCGAAAAGACGGAACGGTCATGACTCATGTGATTGAGGTCAAGCCATTTGCACAAACCCAGCGTCCTGTTCAGAAAAAGAAAACCAGGCGATTTCTTCAGGAAGCAGCAACATACGCTATAAATCAAATGAAATGGAAAGCTGCGGATGAATTCTGTCATACACATGGATGGAAATTCCAGATACTGACAGAAAAAGAATTAGGTATTTCGTGAATAAATAGACCATGGCATATCTACTAGACAGAATAAACGCACAATTAGCAAAGACGGGCTACAAAGCACGATCTCAGCAAGCTAGGACTTGGTTGCAATCCAAGATTGGTGATCTACGAGCAACACCACATAAATTAGCAAAATCCCGAGAAAGGTCCGCAACAAAGAGTCTTGTTGGTAAACTGTACTTCTTCTACTATGATCCTAAAACGAAAGATAAGCTGCCATATTACGACAGGTTCCCCTTGGTTTTTCCAATTGAACTATACCCAGACGGTTTTTTAGGGCTGAATTTACACTACATTCACCCAAAGCAGCGTATCATTCTATTAGATAAATTGTCAGAATTGGCTACAGATAAGAGATTTGATGATAGAACAAGATTGAAATTGTCATATCAAACACTATCATCATTCAGTCGTTTGTATGAGGCTAGCCCATGTATCAAGCGATATCTAGGAAGTCATGTTCAAGGACAATTTGTGGAAATTTCAGCAAGTGAATGGGACATTGCTGCGTTGCTGCCAGTTGAACAGTTTGAAAAAGCAAATAAAAATAAAGTCTGGGCAGACTCACGAAAGAAAATGTAATGTCATTTTTACCACAGTTATTCCTCTCAAACATAAAGGCCAAAGATGGTCTTGCACGCCCGAACAGATTTCAGGTCATTCTTCCTATTCCACAATATATCGGAAACTATATTGAAAATGGTTTGATTGAGCAACTATTGAATTTTCCAAACTCAGTGTTCTCTGATATTACAACTAGGGTTCAGGGTGCTTCAAACAGTCGTTCATATAATCCTACGATTTCACGATATCTGGCACTACAGTGTGAGTCGGCCGAGTTGCCGGGCAAAAGTGTCGCGACTGCTGACGTTAGCATATATGGTCCAATATTCAAAGTTCCATATCGCGCAATGTATGAAGATATCAATCTGACTTGGATATGTACAAACGAATTCTATGAAAGAAAACTGTTTGATAAATGGCTAGAGGCCATGGTGCCAAATGATACACACAATGCACGTTTTTCACAAGGTGAAAAAACACGATTTACTACAAACATCAAGATTGTGCAGTATGACGATTTCATCAAGCAAATCTATGCAGTTGAATTGATTGATGCATTTCCAGTTGCTGTGGCACCACAAACATTGAATTGGGCCGATGACGGATTTCATCGCCTTTCAGTTCGTTTTGCATACACCAGCTACAAAACAATATATGAAGGTGCTTATGATTTGGCTGCAGCCACTGCCGCGCTGCTAGGTTCAGGCATCAGTGGAGTACCTATATCCGCAGTATTGAACACACAGGTCCGCGGAACAGCGGAAGCGATAAGAAGAATTTTTTGATTATTTGGAGATACTATGTTACCTAAAATTGATGTGCCGATTTATGAAATAACTTTACCACTACTACAGAAGAAAGTAAAGATTAGACCATTTCGTGTAAAAGAAGAGAAGATTCTTCTAATGGCAATGGAGTCGGAAGATGACGCTGCTGTACTGCTTGCGATTAAACAGATTGTAAACAACTGCTGTGTTGATGATATGGATGTGGATTCACTTCCTGTTTTGGATTTGGAGTATATGTTTCTCCAACTTCGTGCAAGATCAATTGGTGAAATCATTGATCTCCAGTATCGTTGTAATAACGATGTTGATAGTGAGGATGGAATTAAAAAATGTAACAACATCATCAAACTAAGTTTCAATGCGCTTGAAGTTGAGCCTCAGACTGAGGAAGGTCACAAGAAAGAGATACAGTTGACGCCAAAACTAGGCGTTGTAATGAAGTATCCTGATTTTAAGTTAGTCAACAAGTTATCCAATCTTTCCGAAACGGAGATGATTGCAAAAATGGTTGCTGGATGCATAGATTACATTTTTGACAGTGAATCTGTTTATTATGCAAAAGATGCATCCGATGCTGAACTTGTTGATTTTGTTGATAGTCTGACTAGAGAACAGTTTGAAAAGATACAAGAATTTTTTGATACCGTACCCAAAATGAAGAAGAACTTGACATTCAAGTGCTCCAAGTGTGGATACGAGGAAGAGTTGGTGTTGGAAGGAATACAAAGTTTTTTCGGATAACCTTTCGCCACGATAGTTTGGCGAATCACTATCAAACAAACTTTGCGTTGATGCAACACCACAAATATTCATTGGGTGACTTGGAAATGATGGTACCATGGGAAAGAACAATTTACATAACCATGCTCATGCGCCACATTGAAGAAGAGAATGAGAAAATAAAGCAACAAATGCAGAATAGAAGAAAATAAAATGGCAACTTTCACCGATATTTACAAACAAGAACTGAAGGGTAAGGGCGTACTCAACTCTCTTGGAACGGCTGCACTCAAGCGCACCCGCGAGAAGCTGGATATTAGAAATATGCTTTTCGGTGGAAGTGGCGCTATCGCAGCAACAGGACAAAAAGTATTCGGTAAAGGATATCAGGCAATAGAGAAGGGTGGATCCACCGGAAAAGCTGTATCAGAAAACATCGGCACACAATCTATCGCCATGGATCAGTTGTTGGTGTCTGCGCAAAAACAAGAGGCTCAGCTATCCATAATTGCTAAAAACACAATGAATAGCAATGCCATGGCCAGAGACATGAATGTGACTCGACAGAATATCATGAAGTTGGTAACTATGGGTGGTGGAAAAGCCAGTCGTGGTGCTGATATGTTTTTCAAGGACGCGGCCGCAAGAGAATCTGCGTATGAATCTCAATTTAAAAAAGGCAGAGAAAAACAAACAACACCAACACCAGTAGCTGAGAAAAGTAAATCTGGTGGAATGTTAGCGATGTTTGGTGGAATTGCAACTGCGATTGTTGGAACAATTAGAAGTGCGTTAGGTGGTATACCTGATCTCCTGAAAAGCATATTCTCCGTTGACAATCTTTTGAAAATGTTTGGAATAGCTGGAAACGTCATCAGTGGATTTGCAAAGTTGCTGCCTATGTTGGTCAGTCCAGCATTTTTGGGTATCATTGCTGCGGTTGCAGGAGCAACTTGGTTGATGAAGTGGTTAGAAAGTAAAAATGACGAAGCTAACACTCAAGAAAAAACAGATTTGAGGGTAGCACAAGATCGCGGCAGTCAATCATCTAAACTCGCAGCAAGAACGTTACTTATAAATGATGATTTAAAGTCTCTACTTGCTAAAGATAGAACTGATCAGGATGTTTCAGATTATACCAGAGGTGAAATAAAAACTAAACAAGAGTTATCCGCTGCTATTGCATCTGCCGAAGCATCTGGTCAAAAATCCATCACAATAAAAGATTCACAAGTTCAGTCTGAAACACAACAAAAACTGAGTCAGCAAGCACAACAATCCATGGATGATGGTTCATATAGTGCGGTGGAAGCTAGACGTTTTGGTGTAAAGCCTGAATCGTTATCTCCAACATCAGTAAACACTGATTCTGATGGTTCATTCAAAAACAAGGATGACTTTATCAAGGCAATGTATCCTCTCGCTGTCAAAGCAGCCGAGGCTTTAGGTGGAATTGATCCAAATGCTTTATTAACACAGTGGGGTTTTGAAAGCGCATGGGGACAGAAAGTTTCAGGAAAGCATAATTATTTTGGAATCAAGGCAGACAAGAGCTGGACGGGCGACAAAAAAGATGTAATGACACATGAATTTGTGGCCGGGCAAAAAATTAAAATACCACAACCATTCAGATCATACAGTAGTCCAGAAGAAGCGGTTGATGATTACGTAAAATTTTTGAAGAATAATAAGAGATACACCAAAGCTGGTGTATTCAATGCCAAAACATCATCAGAATTTTTCACAGCATTACAGAGTGCTGGATATGCGACTGATCCGAATTATGCAAGTAAGCTAACGGCTGCAACTGCAAGTACAGCAAGCAAAACCGCAAGTTTAATGCCAGTTGCTCCATCAACTGGTCCAAACTTGGCGCAAGGAAGCACCACAATGGCTGCAATGACCCGTGATATGAATGTTGCTCAAGCACCGAATGTTGTAGTGAATGCACCACAGACGAATGTTGCATCAGGTAAAGCACCATCTGCACCAGTTGCATCAGCAACAAACGTGGATGCCCTGGAGTTGTTCTTCAGGGCCGCCATGTAAAAATCCCGCACTAGGCGGGATTCAAACTCAGAGTTTAGTCAGCTTCTGCTAACGACTTGAAGTAGTCCAAGTCATCGTCATCAGTTGTAGAAGCAACA